CGCGAAGACCGACTGCTGACCCGCCGCCAATCCCGCCAACCCTGCCCAGACCAGCCCCGCGCCGCCTGAAGGAACCCGAAAATGAAGAACGCCACCCGCCTGCTGTTCGCCGCCTATGTCAGCCAGATCGCGATGGTCAACGGGCTCGCAGCGCCCGCCGACCCGTCGAACGGGCTGAAGAAGTTCAGCGTCGACCCGAACGTCGAACAGAAGCTGGAATCGCGCATCCAGAATTCCAGCGAGTTCCTGCAGCTGATCAACATGGTCCCCGTGACCGAACAATCGGCGGCGGTCCTGGGCGTCGGCGTGACTTCGACGTTGGCCGGTCGCACCGACACCAGCGGCGGCACCCGCCGCCAGCCCCAGGCGATGGGCAACCCCGACGAAAAGCACGAATATTTCTGCCGCAAGACCAATTACGACTGGTCGATGCGCTATGCCCTGCTGGACGCCTGGCGCCATCGCCCCGACTTCGAAACCCTGCTGCGCGACAGCATCCTGCAGCAGCAGGCGCTGGACCGCATCATGATCGGGTTCAACGGGACCAGCGCGGCGGCGACCACCAATCGCGCCGCGAACCCGCTGCTGCAGGATGTCAACGAAGGCTGGCTGCACAAGATCCGCACCGATGCGCCCGCGCAGGTCATGGATGACGGGAACCTGACCGTCCTGTCGAACGGGACGAACAACGCCGCGCTGAAGAAGATTTATGTGAAGGCGGGCGTGACCCTGTTCGACGCAACGGTCGCGAACAGCGCGACCACCGCGAAGGCCGATTATTCGTCGCTCGACGCGCTGGTTCTCGACGCGAAGCGCGGCATCCATGAACGGCACCGCGGCGACACCGACCTGGTCGTCATCGTCGGCCATGACTTGCTGGACGACAAGTATTTCAACATCGCCCAGAAGACCGGCGACACCGCGACCGAACAGGAAGCGACCGACCGCATCCTGATGTCGACGAAGATGATCGGCGGGCTGCAGGCCATCCGTGTCAGCGGGTTCCCCGCGAACGCGATCCTGATCACGAAGCTGTCGAACCTGTCGATCTACTGGCAGGAAGAAACCCGCCGGCGCAGCCTGACCGATGAACCCGAATTCGACCGCATCGCGAACTATGAATCCGTGAACGAAGCCTATGTCGTCGAGGAATACGAAATCGCGGTCCTGGTCGAGAATATCGTCATCGGCGAAGCGCCCGCGCGCCCTGCGCCCTAACCTGACCGCGAGGCGCGGGGGCTGACCCGCGCCGCTTCGAAGGTCGCCGGCGGGACTGTCTCACCCGCCGGCGACTTCCCCCAGCACAAGGAAGCCCCGCCCATGACCAGCCCTTTCCTGATGAACCGCCAGCGCAAACTGGCCATCCTTGCCGGCGAAGCGGTCGCGATCGCCGCGCCCGCCGCGCCCGATGCCGGCACCGCCGCCGGCCAGGAATATGCCGCCCTGAAGGTTCGCCTGGACGACAACCTGCGCCAGCTGGCCGATGTCGAAAGCCATGAAGCCCGCAAGCCGCTGAAGGCCGAATTCATCAGGGCATTCGCCCCCTGGGTCGATGGCATCATCGCCGCCGACGCGCCTGTCCAGGACGAAATCGTCCTGACCTGCATGGTCTGGGCGATCGATGTCGGCGACTTCGTCGAAGCGGTTCGCCTGGGCGAATTCGCCCTGCGCCACGGTCTGCAGATGCCCGATCGCTACAAGCGCAGCGTCGCCTGTTTCCTGCGCGAAGACATCGCCGAAATCGCCCTGAAGGATGCCGGCACGGTCGACCTGCAGCTGCTGGCCAAGATCGAAGAACTGACCGATGGCGCCGACATGCCCGACCCCGCGAAGGCGAAGCTGCACAAGGCGCTTGGCCGCGCCTGGTCGGCGAAGGCCGACGCCTTCGACCCGACCGACGAAAACGCGCCCGCCGGCGGCAAGGCTGCCTTCACCGAAGAAGCCCTGCAGCAGCTGCGCCGCGCGCTCGAGCTCGACAGCAAGGCGGGCGTGAAGAAGGACATCGAACAGCTGGAACGCCGCCTGCGCGATCTGCAGGCTGCCAGCGAACAGAACGCCGCCGGCAGCGCCGGCGCATAGGGACGCCCCACGGCGCTGGGGGGCGATTGACCCGATCGGCATGGCTTCGGCCATCGCCCGCCGGTTCAATCTCACCCCCCACTTGCCGGCGGGGGAGAGCAAGGGGCCGACATGGCTGGAATCACCGCGCCGCCTGACAATGCACCGCCGCCGGCAGGCGACCAGGTCGAAGCCGATGGCTGGTTCCCCGCGATCGATACCGCCGAAGTCCGCGCGAAGGTCCGCATCGGCGACGGGGCTGTCACCACCGCCCGCCTGACCGAAGCTGTCGTCGCCGGCATCCTTTCCGGCCTGCGCGCCCTGTCAGACTGGCGATCGATGCATGCGACCGCCGGCGTCGAAGATCTGGCCGGCGTGACCGATGCCCAGGTCGCGGGCAAGAATCTGGCCGAATTGCTCTGGTTCCGCGTCGTCATGTTCTACGCCGCCGCCGAACTGGTCGACGGTCACACCGATGTCGCCGCGACCGATGACGCGCTGGACCGCGAGGACGAAAAGCGCCTGACCGCCGACCACTACCGCCGCAAGGCCTATGAAGCGGTCGCCGATCTGCTGGCGATCGGCGCGCCGGCCGACGCGGCGGTCGACCTGGGCCGCAATCGGGTCGACCTGCTTTGATCGCGGTCGCCCAGGATGGCGAAACGCTCGACGCGCTGGTCTGGCGCGTCCTGGGCAGAACCGCGGTTCTGACCGAACGAACCTTCGCGGCCAATCCAGGGCTCGCCCAGCTGGGGCCGACCCTGCCAGGCGGGACGCGGGTCGACCTGACCGATGTCGTCGAAGCCGCGCGCGCCGCGACCGAACAGCGCCAGATTGTCAGTCTCTGGGATTGAAGCCGCATGCAAAAGCCCGCCAGCCTTCGCGCCGCCCTGACCGCCGCCATCGCCGAAATCCGCGACCAGCCCGATCGCCTGGTCATCTGGGTCGAAGATGGCGCGGTTCGCGCGCGCCAGACCGAAACACATGGCTTCGCCTTCGAATATCCGCTGTCGGTCCTGCTGCGCGAAGTGTCGACCGACATCGCCATCGTCGCCCTGGCCATCAATCGCTGGCTTCGCCGACACCAGCCCAACCTGCTGGCCGGCGGGTCGGGCGATTCCTACAAGTTCGAAACCGATGTCCTGGACAATGCGACCGCCGACATCCTGTTCACCATCGACCTTTGCGAGAATGTCGCGGTCGAGCCCCAGCCCGATGGCAGCTGGTCGATCGACTATCAGGTCGAGCCCGACCCGCTGTTCGATGATGCCCAGCCCATGCTGCCCGATCTGGGAACCCCGCCGCTGACCGCGGTCGACACCATCGTTGGCGACTGATGGCCGGTTCTGACGAAGACACGCTGGCGAGGCTCGACGACTGGCTGGGCGGCATCCTGGCGGGGCTGTCACCCGCCAAGCGCAAGCGCGCGGCGATGAAGCTGGGCCAGGCGCTGCGCCGGTCGAACCTCGCGCGCATCCAGGCGAACATCGAGCCCGATGGCGCGGCGATGGAAGAACGCAAGAGCCGCCTGGACCGGCGCGGGCGCGTCACCCGCGCCGCCGGCGGGAAGATGTTCCGCAAGCTGCGCCTGGCGCGTCAATGGAAGATCGACGCGCGCCCCGACAGCGTCGAAATCAGCCCGAAGGGCCGGTCGACCATCGCCGAAACCCATCACTTCGGGAAGCGCGGCTTCGTCGGGCGCGGGCCAGATGGCCGCAAGGTCTTCACCCGCTACCCGCGCCGCCGGCTGCTGGGCTTCGGCGATGGCGATGACCAGCTGGCGATCGACATCGCCGCCCAGCTGTTCGACCCGTAGCTGAAGGCGAGAGGCTAGGCGGGTCGAAGCCCCTTTCACCCGCGCGCGCACTTACGCGCGAAGGCGCTGTTCGGGCATCGCAAGCCCATGACCGCCGCCGCAACATCTGTTGATCTGTCGCGCCTGCCGCCGCCCGATGTCGTCGAAGTCCTGGATTTCGAAACCATCTTCGCCGCGCTGCGCGCCGACTTTGTCGAGCGGTTCCCCGAGTTCACGGCGAACGTTGAAAGCGAACCCGTCATCAAGCTGATGGAAGTCTTCGCCTATCGCGAACTGGTCCTGCGCGCCCGCATCAATGACGCGGCGCGCAGCGTCCTGGTCGCCTATGCCGGCGGCGCCGATCTGGACAATCTGGCCGCGCTGTTCGGCGTTACCCGCCAGCAGATCGCACCGGCCAACCCGATCACCGGCGCGCCCGCGACCTTCGAAGACGACACCGCCCTGCGCCGCCGCGTCCTGCTGGCGCCCGACAGCTTCAGCGTTGCGGGGCCGGCCAGCGCCTATGTCTTCCACGCCCTTAGCGCCGATGCCGATGTTCTGGACGCAAGCGCCATCAGCCCGCGCCCTGGCGAAGTGACCATCACCATCCTGTCGCGCAGCGCCGCCGATGGCGCGCCCTCGCCCGAAGTTCTGGACGCGGTCGAAGCCCTGCTGGCGGGCGATGGCATCCGCCCGCTGACCGATCTGGTCACGGTCGCCGGCGCGGCCAGCGTCGACTTCGACATCGACGCGCAGCTGGTCCTTTACCCTGGGCCTGACCAGCAGCTGATTCTGGCCACCGCCGAAGCCGCGCTGGACCAGCTGCTGCAGGCAAGCCGCCGCCTTGGCCGCGACATCACCCGATCGGCAATCATTGCCGCGCTTCATGTCGGCGGCGTCCAGAACGTCATCCTGAATTCGCCGGTTTCCGATGTCGCGGTCGACCTGACCCAGATCGCCAATGTCGGGGCGCGCGCGGTCAGCGTCGCGGGCTTCGGTTCATGACCCTCTTGCCGCCCAACGCGACCGCCTTCGAACGGGCGCTGGATGCGGTCGAAGCCGACAGGCTGGGCGCGCTGCCGGTTCCGATCGGCGATGTCTGGTCGCCCGAACGCTGCCCTGCCCAGCTGCTGCCCTGGCTGGCCTGGGGCGTGTCGATCGACATCTGGGACACCCTCTGGCCGGAACAGGTCAAGCGCGAGGCGATCGCCAACGCGATCGATGACCAGCGCCGCAAAGGGACGAAGATGGCCGTGCGCCGCGCGCTGGACCGCTTCGACCCGCTGATCGGCGTGACCGAATGGTTCGAAGATCCGGCCAATCTCGAGCCCTACACATTCCGCCTGGACCTGCCCGACCGCAACACCAGCGAAATCGACTATGACAGCGACACCATCGACCGGCTGCTGACCGACATCGGGGCGGTCAAGCCGCTGCGCGCCCATGTCATCGCGTCCTATCGCATCTATGCCCAGGCGCAGCTGGGCGTCGTTTCCGGCGTCACCTTCGGCGCCTTCGCGCGGGTCGATGCCGAAGCCGACCTGACTGCCGCCGAAGACCCTGTCTGGCAGTCCTACCTGCAAAGCGAAATCGGCGAGCCGCTTCGGGATGAAGCCGGCGCCTTCCTGGAGTTCGCCTGATGACCTTTCCCCTGACCATCACCACGGCAGGGCTCGACGCCCTGGTCGACGCCCAGACCGGCGTGACCGCTGCCATCCAGGTCGCCGAAATCGGTTTTAGCGACGAGGTCTTCACGGTCGCGCCGACGCTGACCGCGCTGCCTGGCGAAGTAAAGCGGATTGCCAGCGTGTCGGGCGCGGCCATCAGCGAAACCATCATCCACATGACCGCTCAGGACTCGAGTCAGGACGCCTATGACGTTCGCGGCTTCGGGCTGTTCCTGGCCGATGGAACCCTGTTCGCGGTCTATGGCCAGGCCGACCCGATCGTCTCCAAAGCGCCCATCCTCAACCTGCAGCTGGCTTTCGACATCGCCTTTCAGGATGCCATCAGCGGCGACATCGAATTCGGCGATGCGACCTTCCTGTTCCCGCCCGCGACCGAAACCGTCAAAGGCGTCGCCGAAATCGCGACCCAGGCCGAAGTCGACGAAGGCGAGGATGACGAACGCATCGTCACCCCGCTGAAGCTGGCCGCACGTCTGGCCGAAGCCTTCGGCGCCATCGTCAGCGCGACCGAAACGGTCGAAGGCGTCGCTGAAATCGCGACCCTGGCCGAAGCCCTGGCCGGCGAAGATGATGATCGCATCATCACCCCGCTGAAGCTGGCGGGCGTTCTGGAACCCGTCATCGCGGCGATCGCCGAAGAGGTCGCCGATCGCGCCGCCGCCATCATCGCGGTCGAAGGCCAGGTCGACGCCGAAGAAGCCGCCCGCATTGCCGGCGATGCCACCTTGAGCGCGAACATCGCCGCGATCGCCGCGCGCACCATCACGGGTTCGGGTCTTGCCACCGGCGGCGGTTCGCTTGCCGCGAACCGCGTCATCGCGGTCGCTGCCGCCAGCGTCGCCCAGGTCAGGGCGGGAACCGCGTCGACCGCCGCGATCACTCCCAGCGCGCTGGGGCCGTTCTCCAAAAGCCTGGGGACCAACGGCTATTGCACCATCCCGACCGCCGACCCTGCGAACACCCTGCTAATCCAATGGGGCCGCTTCACCGCAGCGCCCAACGGCTTCAGCACCGTCAGCTTCCCGATCGCCTTCGCGCAGACCTTTGCTGTCGTCGTCGACGGGACCAGCGACAGCAACGCGAACCGCCAGGACAACTTTCCGGCAGTCCGCGACGGTTCTGTGACCCAGACCGGCTTCCAGGTCTTCAACGCGAACGACATCACCGACGCCTGCAATTTCATCGCCATCGGAAGGGTCGACCTGTCATGACCATTTTCTTCGCAATGGTTCCCGATGCCGGCGGCGCGCCCCAGCCCGCGTTCTTCCTGCGCCAGTCGCAAGCGCCCGAAGGCGCGGTCGCCATTTCGGAGCGGCGTCACGCGCAGCTGGTCGAAGCCCTAGCCGATGGCCAGACCGTGACAGCAGGTCGCGATGGCAAGCCCCGGGTCGCCGCCCGCCGCCCCGACGCCGCCGCCCAGCGCGCGCAGCTGGTCGCCGCGATCAAGCGCGAAGCCGCGCGCCGCATCGACCAGGTCAGCCCGATCTGGCGGCAGCTGAACGACACCCGCGCCCCCAGCCCTGAAGGCGCCCGCCGCTTCGCCCAGATCGATGCCATCCGCGACGCATCCGATGCGATCGAAGCCCTGCTGGCCGATGTCGGCGCGCGCGATCTGGGCGCCTTCCCCGTTTCCGACAATCCCGCCTGGCCGGAGTTTGATTGATGTCGAAGATTAGCGACCTTCCCCTGGCTGGGCCGATCACCGGCGCCGAAACCCTGCCGGTCGTTCAGGATGGCACCACGAAGCGCGCCATCATCTCGGCTTTCCTGGCTAGCACCGCCGAAACGGCGATCGCGCCGCTGGTCGCGCAGGTCGAAGACGCTGTCGAATCCACGGCAAACGACAAGGACGCCGCCCAGGCCGCAAGCGGTCTGGCGCAAGCCGCTGCCGCGTCGACCGCGCTCGACAAGATTGCGGTCGCCGCCTATCGCGCAGCCGTCCAGACCGCCGCCGCCGGCGCTGCAGCATCGCAGACCGCCGCCGCCACTTCCGCCGCCCAGGCCGCGACCGATCGCGGCGTCGTCGCTGGGCTTGTGACCACCGCCCAGGCGATGAACCTGGGGACCTATGTGGATGCAAACCGCAACACCCTTCTGGGGCCTGCCGGAACCGCCGCTGGACCGCTGGCCGATAACGTCATCATCGGCCAGGCCAACGGGATGGGCGGCGAAAAGGGCTTCTATGCCGGCGCCGACGCGGGCAAGGGAAGCTTGGCCTATTCGTCGCAGTTCATCGGATGGTATACCGGCGCGCGCTTCATCGGCGACTTTTCGGTCGGGATGGGCACCCATAGCCTTCAAGACACCAATGTCGTCGGGTTCGAATTCCCTGGCATCGGCACGGCGGCGACGGGCTCGATCACCTTCAACGCGGTTCCGCCCGATGGCGAGCCTGTCGAAGTCAATGGCGTGACCTTCACCGCGCGCAGCGCGCCCGCCCTGGCGAACGAATTCGCGCGCGGGGCGACCGCTGCCGAGGCAGCGCAGAACCTGCTGGTCGCGCTTCTGGCTTCGACCAGCGCCCCTGTCGCCCGCGCTTTCTACCGCCGCGCCAGCGCCAGCGCGGTTTCGGTCCTGGTCAGATCGACATCGCAGGGAACTGCAGGCAACAGCTTTACGCTGGCGG